AAGACTCCCCAGCAATAGCAGTAATCTTGTTCCCAGATACACCACCAAATATGCTACCTGAAACCAATGCATTAAAAATGTATGAACCCGTGTCAACATACTTTTCCGTCTCATCGATGTCCGATGCTAATTGAGTATATTCACCCCCAATTTCTTTTACAATATCTTTAAGGAAGTCCATCAGTTAAAAAATGAGTCAAGGTTTACAGTTTTTTCCACACTCCATCCGATAGAATCAAGAATGACTTTCATAGGTTCAAGAAATGCTTTCTCAAATTGTAAATCGTAGTCTATGTATTTGTCAATCCCAAGTTCCATAGGAAAATCTTGGATATATGAGATTACATTCTCATGAATAGAGTTTGGTTTTTTAAGGTAGCAGAACTTAATCTTCTCTCCATTTTGAATCAAGGAATACTTGTTTGTCAGATTTGCCTGCTTAATATAGTGATTAAACAAAAGTGCTCCACGAATATGAATCGGAGTTCCCTTTTCGTAGATCGAAGAACTAGATCTGTACTTATTTACATCAGAAGCAGAACGTGGAAAAGAAACTTGTTCGGGTGGAAGTTTTTTAAACTCATTACGACTATTTTCAATAAAGTCAATCACATCATCTTCAGTTCCACTCATCATAAGTTTGAGAGCATCCTTAATCATCTTACGACAAGGTGCGGGCGTAGATGATTTAACTGCTTCAATGCCCATGATCTTCAGTTTAGGTTCAGAATATCGAACCCCTTCACTGTCCCATACATTAAGAATGTATCTTTTCTTAGCAGTCCAGATACCACGATCGGCAATATTTTCACGTTTCATGAACATCTTCTGATCATAGGCATTCACATAGTCAGCCAATTCTTGGTAAGAACTTTCAATATATTTCTCAAGTTCCATTTGACAGACCTTATCAAGGAACGAAACAATGCCCTCAGTAGTTTTCTCTCTTCCTTGGAATACACATTCAACCAAAGGACCCATATTAAGATAGATAGAGTCAGTATCTGAAGCAATAACATAGTCTACATCCTCTGTTTTAAGAATCTTATTCAGATATGTATTCATTTTTCCTTCAATCCATCGGATGGCAACCTGTCCACTAAGAGTAATGGCCTCCGCATTCTCAAGTTTATAGTAACGAAAGTACTGATTTCCAATGGCCCCATAGGCAGAGTTAAGTGAAATTTTCTTTGCCATTTGGATATTATTACACCTAGAGATTTCTTTCTCCAGTTCTTTGGTAGGAGTCTTCTCATATTCTTTCTTGGCAGTAATCATCTTCTTTTTGAAGATAACTCGTTCGTTGTACATTTTTTCCATTAGTTCTGGAAGTATTCCACGAGAATCTTTTCGGAACATTGCACCATTTGCACAAACTGCATAGTCCTTATATAATTCAAAACTTACCTGTTGATTAAGAATCTTATCCACAGAAGCAGTTGGGTGCCTCTCGTCCATTAGAGTTTCTGGAGAGATGTTATACATCATAATCAGGTGAGGATATAGAGAGTTAAGGTCAAAGTTAACGACCCAATCATACACTCCTGGTTTTGGTTCCTTTACATAAGCACCAGCATACTTGGCATCCTTAGCACTATTTTCTTTAGGTGGAATAACAATATTTCTTTTCTTCAAATAGTTGTAGATAATATTATCCCACATCCGCACCTGAAAGAACACGTCAGCATAGTTTACCTTGGCATCATATGCCATAGTAATCGCAAGTTCAATCAGCTTCATCTTGTCTTCCAATCGGTCGACAAGTTCTACGTCAACGATGTTGTACTCTACAAACTTTTGCCAATCCTTAGTATAGAAATCCTTGAAAGTATCAAACTCAGAGTGATCTAGTTTTTTCTGACCGAGTTCCACTTCGGCAATGTAATCCAGACGATAAGATTCCTGAGCTTTATAAGTGAATTTCTTATAAAGCTCAAGATAATCTAATTGAGTAATACCACCAACATCATATGAAATCTGCTTTCGACCCATCACAACAACTTCTCTTTCAGTCACAAGACTCCAAGGAGAAAATGATTTCATCATCTTCTCACCAAGAACTCGATTGAGACGACGACAAATATATGGAATATCATAGAACTGAATGTTCCATCCAGTAATCACTTCTGGAATATTTTTTGTCCAGTAGTCAAGAAAGTTTTGGAGGAGTTGATACTCAGAACCACACTCAATATACCTAACATTGGATTGAGTATTATTAAAAGGTTTAATTCCCCAGGTAATAATTTTCTTGGTAGCATAATCCTGAATAGTAATTGTCAGGATTTCTTCAGAAGCAGATTCTGTATCAGGAAATCCGTTCTCAGAAGCTACCTCAATATCAAGAGTTACTAGTTTGATTTTAGTAATATCAAACTTAATTTCTTCCTCAGGATATTTTTCGGAGATATACTGAAATACATATCGATCATTTCCGTAGATCTTGAATCCATCTACGTTCTCATACTTCTTATAAAACTCTCGACAGTCTCGAACAGAACCAGGAATAATAGGTTCTACATTTTCTCCATCAAGAGTCTTATATTTTGATTCTTTTTTGCTAGGAACAAAGAGAGTTGGTGAAAACTCTTCTTTGAACATTACATGTTTACCATTATCATAACCACGAACGAGAAACTGATTCCCGATCATTTGAACGTTGGTATAAAATCTCATTTAAGCAAGTTCTGGTATTTTTCAAGAAGTGTTGGTTTCGGATCAGCGATTGTCAGAATCTTGTCCGAGTGTATCATAAAAGTGTTTTGAGAAGAAACACCAACTAACCATGGGAAAAGAGTTTCATCTTTTTCATTTAAAACAAATGGTTCAATCAGTTTACAATCTGGGTCTCCAAGTTCCGAAGGAACTTCTTCAATCTGTGAGACCAAGATCTGATTGCTCATCAGTAAAATCAACTTCGTCATTTTTTTCTCCAATTTTCAATACATTTTTTTCATACATATCCTTCAGTTTTTCCAAAGGTTCTACCAGTGTGACTACCCAATCGGTGGGAACTGGAACTTGTTCATCTTTAGTAAAGGGAATCCAAGGAAAAAGATTGATATCAAAAGAGTGCTTAAGTGTATCTTCGTTGTTCTTTGAAACAATTTCAAAATCTTTAAGAAGAACCACTTGTGGTTTATTAAAAAGATACCCTACAACTCTACTATTTTCTCCTTCACCAACTAATATCTCTTGAATATCAGAAATAATATTCTCTCCAGATTTCAAATGAGCAAGTTTTACAGTCATAATACTCCAATACCTCTAACTACTATACCAATAAAAATGAGGGGCGTCAAGTGGATTTTGCCACTTGCCCCTCTTGCGCCGACGATATTCAATTCTATTTATTCACCACCGTCTCCACCAGCACTTGATGATGATCTCTTAGGAACTGCCTTTCCTTTAGGAATTTGTTTTTGTTTTCCTCCAGAATAAACAGTGTGGGGAGATGCATTCTTATATGATATTGTTTTGAACTCATTGAAAGATTTCATTTTTTATTTTATTTAGATATAGTCCTTACGAACATGATGATCTGGTACGATTTTTTTCAGTTCAATTCTAAGGAGTCCGTCTTCAAATGTGGCATTGGAAACTTCTGTGTCGTCCGATAATGTCCAGGCTCGTTTAAAACTTCTTTGAGCCAAACCTTTGTGGATAAACGTCCTGTCCGATTCGGAATCTGATTTTTGTCCTTCGACATAAAGTTTTCCATACTCTGTGTACGCATGAACTTCCTCCTTTTTGAATCCAGCAAGAGCAATCTCTAGATGAGATTCTACACTACTTATCTGAATAAGATTGTATGGTGGATAGTTTGATGTAGTTTCATGAACATTGAAGATTCGATCAAGATATTCATCCATCCCAATACTGTTTCGAGTGATCTTATCCAGAAGGTTAGGAAGATCCGCAGCAGTATATCTCGTAAGATTAGTCATTATGGTAGCTCCTTAAAAAGCGAGGTTTGATTTTGTGGATCCTTTCGGCATCCACTACTAATTATACAACAAGCATAAAAAAAGGGAGTGTTGAACTCCCCACAAAATCATTCGGTTTCCTGACCCTTTCCTTTCTTACCAATATTATACTTCTGTTCCAGAATCCAATCGTTCTTATCCTTATAGGCAAGAACTTTGATTTGATTCAAAGGAGCAATATCTGAAATAGAGTCTTCTTTTACTACGGTGATAAGACCCCAATCCGAAAGAAGTCTAGTAATACGATTCCTACGTTGAACATCATTCACTGTAAGGTTTGTATGTTTACCATCCAGAGCAAACAGTTCCTTAAAGTGAACAACGTAATATCTACCTTGCTTATGTAAGATATGACAAGACTGATAGAGTTTTTTCTCCTTACGGGATGCAACTCCGATACGAGTCAAAGTTTCACGAACTTTCAGAAAATCATCAGGTTCATTCAAAACGACCTCCACCATCATATCAGGAGACCAGTTTACTTGTGGTTCAATTGTTTGAGTAGTCATTTCGTTCCGCCAGTTTCAAGTCGTTGTTTAATAAAATTAAGTTGTTCTTTATTTAGAATCTTCAAAGCTTGGGATGCTTTCTCATTACTATAACCATAGTACTGCTTAACGCATTCTAAATCTTTGACTTTATCTTTACGGAGCCAGGGAGAAAATCTCTTCCGTTTCCTAAGACTATTTAGATAGAAAGAATATTGCATATCTTTTGGAAGATGCGCATTCATATTCATCTCATTTGCAAATAAAATACAATCAATATGTCCAGATAAACAACGATTGACAATAAACGGAGGATAAGAACTGATATCCTCAGAAAGGTCTTCTTTGGTAAAGTTAACAGAGTTTAACCAATCCTTAAGTTCCATTATCTAAACTCACACTCGCACATTAGTTCAGTAAGAGCAGCTAGAAGATTTACTTCTTGGTCAGCCACGAACGCACATTGGTATTGATACTTAGCAATAACAAGAACGGCAGCAGGAATAGACTGGGGTGAAAGACAATCAAAAGAGGCGTCATAAATCCTGCGAAGTAGACTAGTAGCATCGTTGTCCAAGTTGGAGACCACCCACTT